GTCGTACGATATGTATCTTAATCTATTTGGATTTTTACAGGATTGGTCTATAACTATTCCATAATTTTTAAAATAATAGTCAGCAAGTCCATTAAAGGAATCTATAAATTTTTCACTATTTATTTTAACAAAAATACAAACACCCTCTCCACCAAATGACCTATGTAATATAAAAGAATATTTATCTTTTTTTAACATTTCAATAGTATCGTTATTAATATTTACATCAATATCAATAACTATTAAACCATTCATTTGCTTTATGTTTGATGCTGTTTTTTCTCCATCATTCATAACGCAAGACCCTAAAATTACTTGAGATGTTGCTTTTAAATTTTTATATTCCTTTTCATTTCCTTTTTCCTTTTCCGACCTTGCCATTAATACAAGGTCTTGATTCAATCCTGTTTTTACAATCGTAACATATTGATTTACATCAATATCTTGCTTTTGTGTAGATTTTGAGTGTGGATATTTACTGAATTCCATAATGTTTATATAATTTTTTAAGTAATAAGTTTCTTTGTTGTTTATACGTTCTATTAGCTTCTGAGTGAAGTTGCGAATTTATAATTAAAAAATGATTTTGTTTTAAATTATCATTTATTACTCTATTAACGCCTTTATTTAAATTTCTTTTAAATTGTTCTGCATCTACATTATTACGAACAAATAAATCAAAAATTTGATTATTTAAAACTTTGAGTGCAAAAAAAATATTTTCTTTTCTTGCGATAGTATATTTTATAATTTTAGAAGCGTCTGGATAAATTGGTTTTACTGATTTTGCAATTACTTTATCATTTGTAATGAGTTCTTTTACATCTTCTGTTAATGGTTCTATATAATTATCATATTTACAATTTTCGCAAATATTTTCACTTTTAGGCATATAGAAACCACACGACCTACATTCTTTAGTTTGGTCTAAAACTTCTTTTTTTGCTTTTGGTGGTTTTAAACCTTTGAAAAATATTTTTTCCCAATCTCTTGGACTTGACCATAAACCAAATCTTTCAACATTTCCACCGCCATCAATAAAAATAAATCTATCTTTATAAATTTGAGTTTTATCTGTTGTTCTTGAACCACGTCCACAAATTTGAATAAACATAGACAAAGAGGCTGTTGGTTTTGCTAATATTATAGCCTCAACATCTTTTACATCAAAACCTTTAGTAAATACGCATACATTAAAAAGTATTGCATCGGGTGTATTTTTAAACCATTCTACAATATCATTTCTTTTTAAATCTTGCTTATTTACAGAATCATAGAACTTGCAATTTACATAACCTTTTTCGATAAACAATTCATAAAGGGCTAAATTAATTTCTGTATTTGGTGCAAAAATCATAGTTTTTTTACCTTTACATAAACTTTCATAATTACTTAAAACGTCAAGTCTGTACTCATCATTATTTAAAACTTCATTAATAGATTCATTTGTAAATTCTCCGGCACTATCTGTTTTAAATTTTTGACTATTAACAGGAATTGTATAAGTTTCCTCATCTACTAAATAATTTCTTTCAATAAGTTCTGAAATATCTACACCGCATATAATATCATCATACACTTGCGACATAGTTTCTTCTTTTGTCCATTCGAGGCCATTCTCATCAAAATAAGTAATTCTTTTTAATCTTACAGGAGTTGCTGTAAATCCTAAAATTTTAGCGTTTGGGATGTAATCAAATATCTTATTAAATTTCCAAATATGACATTCATCAATAATAAGTAAATCAAATCTTTTTATTAATTCTTTATCTTTTTTTAATCTTGACCATATTGTGTCTGCCATAGCAATTACAATATCATTTGAAGGTAAAAATTTATTTTTAGATATAAAAGTACCAGCATCTTTAAAATTTCGTTTAGTTTGATTAACAAGTTCTATACTATCTACTAATATTAAAGTTTGGCCTTTATGTCTTTTTGCTACTTCTGAGAATATAACAGTTTTTCCACCACCTGTTGCGAGTTGTACGCAAATTTTATCAAATAGTTTTAATTTATAATCAATTTGTTCTAAAATCTTTTTTTGATAATCATAAAGTTCCATAGTATTACAAAATAAAAAATCCCATCGGTTTGAAGGTTGCAGCTTCTCCCCGATAGGATAATAATAATTTCTTTAATTGTAAAAAGCCTGCAACGAATTTTACTCCTACAAATATACAAAAAAAACCGAACTAAAAAAATAATTCGGTTTAATTTTTTGGTTAAAAATTAGCTTCAATTTTCCAACCCTGTATTTGATTAAAATAGACACTTCTTGTGTCGGGTTGATTACTTTTACTTTTCCGATTACTTCCATTGTTTAAAAATTTAATTTGTTTATTGTTTCAGTTATTTTTGTTTGTAATTTATTTGCTTCTTCGAGTGCTATTTTTGACCATTTTAAAATAGTTTTAACATCAGAAACATTTTCTATTTTTGGTTTTATTTCTTGCCCTTTAACCCCATATTGTTTTACTTCGACTTTTGTTTTCCATCCTAAATCAATAATACTGTCCTTTGTAAATTCTTTAATATAAGGCTTTATGCTTTCAGGGCGAAAAGCAATAAAATAAAGTTTTTCTAATTTAGGATTTACCGTAAAATAATGTATAATTTGACAAAGTTTGTCTTTTGGTAATTCATCTTCTACTAAAAGTTTCGTGTGTTCTTTTCTTGAAAGGCATTTTATTTCAGTTGCAAATTTTTCACATTTAGAAATACCATCTGGAGAAAGACCAAGTAAAGAATTTTCTTCACATTCAAGCCAGCCAGTTTTTAAAAATTCAATACCTGTATATCCTGAAATATATTCCAACGCATAAGGTTCTAAATCTTTTCCTCTTTGCATTGCTTCGTTTTCAAAACTTTCTGATATTTCAAATTCTTCAATATGTTGGCTAAGAATTTCTAAAAATAAAGTTTCAGAATCTATAAATAAACCTTTAGATAATGTACCGCCAATTTTTCGCCACTTAATTTCGTGCCATTCAATAGAATTCTGTTCTATGTAGTTATGATTTATCATTATTTCAATTCTGTTTTAAGTTTATCTTTTAAAGCTACAACGCTAGGTATAGATTGTTCTTCTTTTGTTAGTTTACTCCAATTAGTTTGCAATTCTAATAAAGTTTTAGAAGATTTCAAAATAGATAACCCATTTACATCTGAAATAGTAGGAATCGGAGAAATAGGAGCTACACGAATACCACCTGTAATTTTACCCATCATTTTTACATTTGCATCAAAAAGCAATTCAATTTTTAAACCTATCCAATTACCAATATTTCTACTTTCAACTGAACTTAAGTTTTTAGTTTTCTTTACAATATCTGAAATAGTTTTTCTATTTACAGAATTCACAACCATAGGTTTAACTCCTTCTACAAATTCTAAAAAGTAACCATCTGTTTTATTTCCAGACACATCTACTCCTTTATCGTAATATGCATCTTTAATAGTTAATATACAACTACCTTTGTCATCAATAATTGTTTCTACATCTACACCAGCTAAATGAGTAGATTTTCTATACTTCATGCAATCAATGTTTTTTTCCATGTTTTTAAAGTTTTAAATTTTGTCAAAGATACAAAATATATTATTATTTTATACTTTTTTATCTAATATTTTAAAATAAAGTTGATTTATACGCTCCGAATTGTGACCACGTTTAGCGTAGTAGTCAAGTATTTTGAGTATTCTTTGTAGTGGTGTTTGTTTCATTTTAAAAAACGATTAACCTATACATCGTGAGGTTTTTAAAGATAAGTTATATAAAATCAAATCACGTAATTAATATTGGCTTATCTTTTTAGTTAATTAAAATAATGTTTCTTGCTTAACAGTTGCTTTAAATCTTTTTTCAGCTTCTTGAAGATTCAATTTAGCTTGTTTAAAGTAACTATCTTTTAACTCGATACCTATTGCTTTTCTACCCATTGAAACAGGGCTAAATACTTCACTTCCTACACCCATAAAAGGAGTTAAAACAACTTCATTCGGATTTGAATATAATTCAACTAATCTATCAATTACATCAAGTTGCAAAGGGTGTACGTGCTTTTCGTCATCTTCTTCTTTTGAATCCCTAAAAGGTAAAACATTATCAATTCTAATATCATCCCAAACACTCGAAGCATAACGTTGCCAAATGTAATGATTCAATTTAGTAATTTTATCATCTTCATTTATATTGTTTAAGTGTTCCCAAAGTTGAACCTCGTTTAAATCTGAATTATTAGCATTATTCCACGCTCTTAAAATGTTTGGCAAAATTGGTATTTCTCCAGCATAATGATTCATTCCAAAAGGGTGCGTTACTGGTGTTTTATTTTCTCCTTTTTTAGTAAAAACTAAAACATAGTCAGGCATTGCTGTAAAACACTTTGTACTATCTTCTACTATAAATTTATGCATTAAAGATTGTACCATTGTACGCATACGAACTTTTAAAGGTTCTTTCCATATTGTAATTCTATTACGATATTCAAAACCATATTTTGTATGGATTCTAATTATTTCGTTTGGGAAATCCCAAAGCCTACAAGTATTATCAAAAACATCGGTACAATGTACAGCGGTTATACGCCCAGACTTTGTAACTCTTGCAATTTC